ATGTATTAGCAATGCTCAAAACAGATTTAGGGGAATACTGGACAGACCCTGAATACATATGGACACTAAAACGTAGAGAAGATGGATCTTACGCACTGGATGGTTAAAGATGATTGACGAGGATGAGTTATACGAGGCTATGGTTGAACTTACAGAAATTAAGAATCATCTAAAGAAGCACTTTGATCTATGGGGAGATAATCAACCTTGGCATTTGTTTGACCGGTTACATCTAAAGTTAGCTCAACTAGCTTATCAGATAGGATTAGGAGAGGTGGAAGAATGAAGCGTGTTTGTAATATTTGCAGATACAGTAAGGACCATCTTAAAACCGATAAGTGGCCTAATGGAGTTACGATCTGTTATGCTTGTCAAAAGATTTTAACTATAGTTGTAAATGACGGTAATGACCGTATGTTAGCTTAACAGCCGATTCCATTTAAAGAAAGAGTAAGGACTAGAGGATAAGGTGGGGTAGGATAGGGTATTTAAAGCGAGTTTGATGCGTCAGAGTGCGTTTAAAGTGCGTTATTTCTGCAATCCCATGCCTAGTACTGCGTCGGTCTTGCCTGATGTCTGCTTTTTGCCAGCTTCTGCGATCATCGGTAAGACTTTGGAGGCTAATGCTTGCACATACCAAGGGGAACCGGAAAGTTCTTGAGTTATCCCATGCATGAGAGACAGTTGAGAACCTTCCTCAGAATTTTTAAGTTCTTTGGCGGCATTACCCATTGCTCCAGCCCAAAACTTCTGCAGGTTCTCTCTCGCTTGAGGAAGCATAAATTCCTCAAAATCAATTAACATCTGTTCTCTGATTTTTTTAGTGATCACTTCCAAGGACATTAGGAGGGTTTCGTCTGATTCATCACTCTTCAACCAAGACTCTATTTTTTTCTGAGTTCTCAAAGGTATATGCCAAGTATAGATCCCCAAATAGAGAAAGAACGAAAGAATCCAGATCAGAGCAAAAGTTAAATCCGTCATTTTTTAATTCCGAGCACTTTATCCAAACCCGTGACGGTTAAGATTGAAGCAATTAAAATATCTAAAGATCCGGTGGTTTCTTGGGTATGTCCTGTTTCTATTAGATCTCCAACATCACCCGATAAATTTTTAACAAAGTCGATTGCATATTCACCCGTTACAAACCAAGAACCCAACATTACACCTTTGGGAAGGTTTAATTCTACTGTAGGGATAGTTTCCGCCCCAACAAAAATATAAGATAATTTATTTACAGTTCCATTTACCCTAGCTAAAAGAATCCAACCAAGCGCTATAATATAATCTGAATAGCCAGTTAAGAAATTTGTTAATGCTATCCATTCTATAGAGTCAGTTAAGTCTCCTTTCTTATTCTTTTTTCTAAACCAAGCAAATAATGGAATAGCTAAAAGAGGCCATAAAACTTTAAACTGATCTATAACTTTTTTAACTTCTTTTATTTCTTCCTCAGTTGGAATATGGACTTTATCAAACGGTCCGCCAGCTCCTCCAAATGTTTCCGTTTCTATAACCATTAGACTCGATACCCCGTTAACATGCATGAGATGAATCCATTACTATTACTCTGTAAGGCTTGAACCTTAACGGTTGAATTTGGAGGAATAATAAATTCAAACATTTTAGGTTGTTGTCCTAGGTTATTCTCCGTGATCACTATTTTCTCAACGAACAGGGACACACCATCTACATCAATTATATAGGAGATAAATTCCGTAGCACTTATGCCCTCCCAATTTATTCCTAAAGTTATTCTAGTTAAATAAAATGCTGACGGATTAGTATAGGATAATAATGTGACTGCAGAAGCATTAAGAGGATATGATCCACTCCATCCGTAAATCTGACCATCCTTAGCCCTAGAGACTGATTTAGATGCGGCTAGGGTCATGCATAGACTTTACCAGTAAAAAGGGCAGTAGCTAAATCATTAGAATCCGTTTCATTAAAAACGATCAATACTTGTACTCGAGTATTAGGTGGTATTACTATTTCCTCTGAATAAAAGTAACGATTATCTAAAGCGGTAATCATTGGACCTGCTCCAATCATCTCCCCATTCATTTTAACTTGACCAGTAGCACCGGCAACACTTGTACTAGTAGGATTCAAAGCCCCATTAACTTTAGCAATTCCTACAACGTAATCTCGGCCCGTCATGAAATCTAAAACAACATGACTAGCCCCGTCCGCCGGATAACTCCCAGAATAGGCAAAACAGTGGCTCCCAACATAGGATAAACCCTTACCCGTTCCGAGAAACGTTGCTATATTCTTTTTAGCCATGCAAGGCTTATTCGAAGTAGAGAGTTACTGAGCCAGAACTTGCGGATGCACTACCACCTGCGGCAAATTGAATTGCTATCTGCAGATCTATATTGTTAACTCCGACTATACCGAAAGCTACAGGGACACTCTGGAATCCAACACACGCTCCAGCGTCTGCAGTATCTCCAGCTACTCCCATTATGGTTAGGTTCTGCTCGGACATATTTGATCCTAGAAGTCTGCAGGCCACTTGGTACCCTTTTGCATTTGTGGTATCAAAGGCGCAATCGATCCTAGAGATCCTAGTGCTTCCCTGAGGCGTTTGAATATTGCCCAAGTTCGAACTATTCATATTATCCGTTAAAGAAAAATATTCCTTATCGGTAGGCGTGGCGTCAAATGTTCTTGTTATTGTTGTTACCATTTTACAATCTGAAGTATAGTTTACTTCCTCCGAGTTTTAGTGATGGAAACTGCTTTCTAGCAAATGCTCCGAGTAGAGCAATGCCTCCTGCAGTCACTAATGTTTTTCTTCCTGCATCACTTCCGATCATATTGATCGCATTGGATGAGAGAGTATTGAATGCGGTCCCTAATTGACCGTCTGTTATGTCTTTGATTACGCCTTCAGTTGTAACCGTGACTGGAAAACCATTCTGTCCTGTAGCAACGGTTTTGCCTGCGTTTAGATATGCGGCAATAGCTAGTCCGCTAGCCATCCCCGTAATACTTGGGTGTGGAATTGTTTTCATTTTTCTCCTTGGATTGCCAGTAGATCTCTTTCTAGTGTAGGCACGACGAGAAGTTTTTCGAACTCCGCCTTTCTTGGTTGAACGCTTACGCTTGCGAGAGGTACTATACGACGACTTGCTGATGAGCTTGCCATTCCTAAAATACATCGTTCGACCATTCTTACCTTTCCTAGTGTACAGTCCTACTGGCATTATGTATTAATGTTTAATCCATTATATAACCTTTTAGGGTATGCAGAAGTAATTGTTATATAGGAAAACCTACGTTATCTTAATTGATGAGCTTGAAAGATAAAAGGATCTCGTTAGGAGCAACGCCTAGGTTTAAACAATTAGAACCTAGTGAGGAATGTGAGTTTGTAAAAGCTAGCATACCGGAAGAATTTGAATCAGAGTGGGACACAGGTTACGGTAAGAATAAGAACTCTAAATGGTCTTTTACCTTTACCCTCCTTAAACATCCCCATTCTTCTTACTCTCTTTCTGATAAGGGTTTAGAAGTAAAGTGGGAAACAGTAGCTGAAGTAATAAGAGTAGATGTATTAGCAATGCTCAAAACAGATTTAGGGGAATACTGGACAGACCCTGAATACATATGGACACTAAAACGTAGAGAAGATGGATCTTACGCACTGGATGGTTAAAGATGATTGACGAGGATGAGTTATACGAGGCTATGGT